CGTGGGCATACAAGAAGCCGACAGGGTGGGGTGGGGCTTCGGCGTTGAAGCGGGAACCGATTGAGGAGCCTTGCTTTGATTAAGGAAATCGATTCGCTGCTTCGGTTGTGGGCGCAGGAGCTGCATTCTGAACATTCGAAAGGGGGGCTCGCTGGGGGGAATATGGTTGCCATGATGATGGAGAGCAATGGGCAACTGATTCGTGGACGGCGGGCCTTCCGTGCGCCGCTGGAGAGTTCTCTCGACATCGAGCTGATCGTGACCAAACATCTGGCGCCCGAACTCGTGACGGTTGTGCGAGAGCATTACTGCACGCTCGATGTTGATATGCGCTTGCGGTACGCGCACTGCGGTTGTGGCCGTGACACGTACTACCAGCGTTTGCATGATGCGCATCTGCAGATCTACTGGGTGCTGATGGGGGCGGCTGCGTGACCCCTGGCATTCGTCCGGCTGTTGTTGTCCCACTGGCCCGTCTTGTCCCGCTGCGTTTTGATGCAGTGGGACAGGTGCGGGCCTTGTCGTTGTTGGGTTGTCCCACCGTCCCGCTACAAAGTGCCTCCCGCCCGTGTAAGCGTAGCGGGCAGCAGTACGCGCGTTTCACGCGCACGCGTGTTCTTTAAGATTCTTCCTTTACACGAGAAAGGAGAGAGATAAGTAGGACAGTGGGGCGAAGCCCCGAATTTAGGCGCTCTCAGGCGTCCTACTTCGATTCCGAATGGTGGGACAGATGGGACGCCGCCGAAACAGCAGAATGCCGGGGTGGGATATTCGCCGACATTCGCTAGGCGTTCACCCGGTGTTACCCACATATTCGCCGGGTGGCATTAAACCGGGGTTGCTGCCACCGGAATCGACCTGTAAAAAGTAGTCATCTTCGATAGGTGCGACCGCAGAGAGCGGCAGGCACCACACCACCAAACCCGGCCATTGCGCCGGGTTTTTGCGTTTAGGGGTTGGCGATGACAAACGAGCAACAAGCGCTGGCAGAGATGCCGATCTGGTTAGTGATCGTCCTGGCCCTGGTCGGCGGCGTATCGGGGGAGATGTGGCGGGCCGACAAGGATGGGGCGCGGGGCTGGGCGTTGTTGCGCCGCCTCGCGCTTCGGTCCGGTGCCTGCATTGTCTGCGGGGTGTCGGCGATGATGCTGATGATCGCAGCCGGCATGACGCTCTGGACGGCGGGCGCCTTGGGTTGCCTGACGGCAATGGCCGGTGCCGATGTAGCCATCGGGTTGTACGAACGCTGGGCCGCCAAGCGGCTGGGCGTCTGCGAAGTCCCGCCAGCCGGGGGCGAGCAGGGGTGATGCACCGATCTGGGGCGCTGAAAACCGCCGGGGACCCTGGCGAATTTCGGGGGGTACGGGGTCGGAAACCCGCGGGACTGTGTTAGCGGACGGTTCACCAGCTTAGTGAACTGAGGTGAACAGGTGAACTCGTGGGGTGAACTGGAGAATTAACCATGACAATCATCAGCAAAACGGAGTTTGCGGCCCGGCGTGGTTGGGCCAAATCCTATGTTTCAAAATTGGCCAGCCAAGATCGGCTGGTCCTCACCGAGAACGGCAAGATCGACCTGGAAGCCACTGAGGCACTGCTCGATAAAACCAGCGACCCCAGCAAGACCGCTGTCGCTGACCGGCATCAGCAAGATCGGATTCAGCGTGACGTTTACAACCATCTGTCGCCCCTTGCGGAGCCGACTTCCACGGCTGCGCCGCCGCAGCTGATGCCGAGCGACGGCAAACACCCCGATTATCAGAAGTCCCGCGCTCTGCGGGAGCACAACATGGCCAAACTGGCCGAGATCGAGCTGGGCAAAGCGCAAGGTTCGCTGGTGTCGAGGGAGGCCGTCGAGACCGGCGCCTACGACGCGGGCCGATTGCTACGCGACCAGTTGTTCGGACCGCTGCCTCAGCTGTCCTACGACTTGGCGGCCATGACCGATCCCTGGCAGATCGAAAAACACCTCACCGCGACAATCCGTCGAACGCTGGAGGAAGCCGAGCGGCTTTCATCAGCGGACCTTGATCATGCCTTAACAGTGAACTGAACCTATGCACACGGAATTTTCTGACGGTGCAAAGGTGTACCGTGAGAATTACTTTCGTGGCCTGCGGCCCGACCCCGATCTCTGGATCGACGAATGGGCCGACGATTACATGCGGATTCCGCGTGACACCGGTGCTCCTGAGCCCGGCCAGTACCGCACTTCACGGACACCTTATGCCCGCGAGCCAATGCGCTGCCTTTCGCCGGCTCATCCCTGCAGGCGCGTGGTCACCATGGTGGCTTCGCAATTGATGAAAACGCAGATCGCCTTGAACTGGATGGGTGGTCTGATCCATATGGCCCCCTCGAACATCTTGGCGCTACTGCCCAGTCTCGGCCTGTCCAAACGGGTATCGGGGCGGATTAGCAAGACCATACAAGCCACCCCTGTATTGCGCGAGCGGGTCGCGGCCACTCGGTCGCGGGACGCGCGCAACACCATGGACACCAAGGAATTCGAGGGTGGCTCGCTGTACGTCACTACCGCAGGTTCTGCTGCCAACCTGTCGGAGCTGTCGGCACGCTACATCTACGGTGACGAAGTCGACCGCTGGGAGAACGACGTCGGCCAGGAAGGTGATCCGATCAAGCTGGCAGAGACGCGCGCGACCAACTTCGGCCGCAATGCCAAGATCTACTTTTCCAGTTCACCGACGATCAAAGGCGCCTCGCGGATTGCCGATCTGTTCGAGTCCAGCGATCAGCGCCACTACTACGTGCCTTGTCCGCACTGTGGGCACATGCAGGTGCTGGAGTGGGAAAACCTGCTGTACTCGGCCGATTTCAGCGTAGTGCATTACAAGTGCGCGGCGTCCGGGTTGGACTGTGACGTTCTGATCGAGGAGCACCATAAGAGCGACATGCTCGCCCGGGGCGAGTGGCGTGCGCACGCTAGCGGCGACGGCAAGACGGTGGGGTTTCATCTCAGCGCCTTGTACTCACCGACCGGCTGGATGGACTGGACCTCGCTTGCCATCGAGTTTGAAGACGCGAAAAAAGCTCAGGCTCAAGGCGATACCAGCCTGATGCAGGTGTTCTACAACACCCGGTTGGCCAAGGTCTGGGACAGCGCGCTCGAACAAACCAAGGCGGAAGTGCTAATGGCCCGTGCGCGGCAGGAGGCCTATACCCTCGGCACGATGCCGGCCGGTGTACTGATGCTGACCGGCGCCGTCGACGTACAGGCCAACCGCCTAGAAATGATGGTGATGGGTTTTGGTGTTGGCATGGAGCGCTGGATTGTGGATCACCAGGTCATCTGGGGCGATCCAGCCGATGAGCGCACCTGGTCGGTGCTGGACGAAAAACTCAAGGTTCGCTACCGGCATCCTTGCGGTGTTGGCTTAGGCATCCTTGCCGTTGGCGTCGACTCCGGCGGTCACCACACCGATGAGGTTTACCAGTTCTGCCGAGTTCGTCGCTGGCGCAACGTCTTTGCCATTAAAGGCGCGAGTAAGCCCGGGAGACCGGTCATCGCGCAGCGTCCATCACTGGTCGATGTGACCTGGAAAGGCCAGACCGAACGTAACGGTGCCGAGTTGTGGTTCGTCGGGACTGACACGGCCAAGGACTGGATCTACAACCGCTATCCGTTCCCGGACGGGCCAGGCTCTCTGCACTTTGCCAACGACTTACCGGACGAATTCTTCGCTCAGTGCGTGGCCGAACGCAAAGTCGTGCGTTACGTGCGCGGTCACAAGCGCATCGAGTGGGTCAAGGGTAAAGCCGAACGCAACGAAGCCCTCGATCTGATCGTGTACTGCTTGGCCATGGCCCATTACCTCGGCATCAACCGTTACCAAGAGCACGACTGGGATCGAGTGCGTCAGGCGCTGGCGCAGTCAGGGTTATTCGACGATGCGCCGGCCAAACCGGTCCCGGCCGAGCTCGTTGAACAAGCCCAAACAGCCGAAACAGTGCCGCCGGCTGCTGTCCGGCAAGCCCAGTTGTCACCACCAACACCGGCTGCATCTGTCGCACCCGCGCGACCTGCTGCATCGCCATCACAACGCCGCAGCTCTACCAGCGGTTATCTGAAGAGACGCTGATATGTCCTTTACCCAACAGCACCTCGACGTGATCGAGAAGGCCATCGCGCGCGGTGAAAAAACCGTTCGCTTTGGCGACCGCACCGTCGAGTACCGCACCATCAACGAGCTGCTGCAGGCGCGCGAAGAAATTCGCACCTCGCTGCTCAACGCTGCGGGGACGCGTTCACGCGTGGTCCGGCTTTACCACGGAGGCAAGGGACTGTAATGGCTCGTTATCCGACGCTGACCCGTAACGGATTCTTGCTGCCGTCGAACATCAAGGCCAGTTACGAAGGCGCCGGGGAGGGCCGCCGTTCTGCTGGCTGGGATGCGCCCGACAATGGCTTGAACACCATCAACACGCCGGCTCTGCGCAATCTGCGCTCACGTTCGCGGGCCGCAGTGCGCAACGACCCGTATGCCTTTAACGTCATCGAAAAGCGCGTCAGTAACCTGATCGGCACCGGTATCAACCCCAGGCCCAAGACGGACGACGACGTGCTGCGCAAGCAACTGCAGGAACTGTGGGAAGACTGGGTCGATGAATCGGACGCCGATGACCTCACCGACTTCTATGGCCAGCAGGCGCTCGCTGCGCGTACGGTGGAAACTTCCGGAGAATGCTTTATTCGTCTGCGGCCTCGCAGCCTGGACGACGGTCATGCGGTGCCGCTGCAACTGCAGTTGCTCGCGCCGGAGTTCGTGCCGCACGACAAATTCGAAACTACTCGCGATGGCAACGTAATCCGTGCCGGTATCGAGTTCAACTCGTTCGGCAAGCGCGTGGCGTACTGGATGTATCGGTCGCACCCGGGCGATCCCTCATCTTTGAATTCCGGCTACAACCAACTCGTGCGGGTGCCCGCGACCCAGGTACTGCACATCTTCGAGCCGCTAGAGCCTGGGCAGTTGCGTGGCGTGCCGCGTTTGTCGCCGGTGCTCAAGCGCCTGCGCAGCCTGGACAACTACGACGACGCAGTGCTGTTTCGTCAGGAAGTAGCCAACCTGTTCGCGGGCTTCATTACCCGACCGCCGCCGGACTCCGGTCCCATGCCGCGCGATCCGGTCACCGGTCAGCCTCTGGTGACCGACCGCGACGGCTTTACGCCAATGGTCGCGCTTGAGCCGGGCACCATGCAGGAACTCGGGCCGGGCGAAGAGGTGGAGTTCTCCAAACCACCGGATGCCGGCAACAACTACCCGGACTTCATGCGGCAGCAACTGATGGCCGCTGCCGCCGGTACCGGCACGCCCTACGAGATCCTCACCGGCGATATGCGCGAGATCAACGACCGCGCCTTGCGCGTCGTGCTCAACGAGTTTCGCCGGCGGCTCGAGCAGCTGCAGTTCAGCGTTTACGTGCATCAGCTATGTCGTCCGGTACGCGCGGCCTGGATGGACATGGCGGTGCTTTCCGGTGCGTTGGTGCTGGAGGATTACGCCCAACGTCGGCGTGAGTATCTGCGTACACGCTGGGTGCCGCAGGGCTGGGCCTACATCCAGCCGGTGCAGGACGTGCAGGCGCGCACGATGGAAGTCAAAGCCGGTTTCGCCTCTCGCAGCGAGATGGTGCTGCGCACCGGCTACGACGCCGAAACGGTCGATGCGGAAAACGCCGCCGATCTCGCCCGGGCCGTTCGCCTGGGCCTCAAATACAACACCCTCGACGTTATCGAGCCGCTCGACGACAAGGAGCAACCATGAGCAAACAGGCGCGACCGCGCATTTACAACAAGGCTGGCGAGCGCGTGCAGGTCTCGGACAAGAGCTGGTACGCCATGCAGGCCAATGGCGAAGCCCAGCAGCGAACTATTGAAGTGTTCGTCTACGGCGAGATCGGTACCTGGGGCATCACCGCCAATCAATTTGTCCAGGATCTGCGCGCCATGGATGACGGCGTGTCGCCAGTGGTGGCGGCGTTCAACAGCGTCGGTGGCGATCTATTCGACGGACTGGCCATGCACAACGCGTTGTCGCGCCTGGGAGAGCGTTGCACAGGCCGGGTTGATGCGTTGGCCGCAAGCGCCGCCAGCGTAGCGGTGTGCGGTGCGCACCGAGTGGTGATCGCGTCCAACGCCATGTTGATGATTCACAACCCTTGGACCTACGCCGCCGGCGATGCCGAAAGCTTTCGCAAGGTCGCCGATGTGTTGGACCAGACCATGGAAGCCATCATCGCGGCCTACAAGGCCAAGGCTCCTGACATCGATGAAACCGAACTGCGCCGCCTGGTTGCGGCCGAGACCTGGTTGACTGCGAATGAGGCAGTGGCACTGGGACTTGCTGACGAGGTCGGCGATGGCGTCAAGGTCAAAGCGTGCCTGGGGCAGGGCGCCGTGTTGCAGCGCTTTCAACATGTCCCAGCTGAGCTGCTGGCCCAACTCGATGAACCCACGGAGCCCGAACCGGAACCTAAGCCAATACCGGAGCCGGTGCCGCCGATTGCGGATGATCCACCGGCGCCGGCGTCCAATGCTGCGCAACTGGCGGTACTGATCAGTCAGCGTTGCACGGCAGCGGGCATCAGCAACCTGATCGAGCCGCTGCTCGCAGTCACCAAGCTGGAAAGCGAAGCGGTGGTGCAGACGGCGCTGACCCAAGCCAAAGCCATCAACGACCTGTGCGTCGCCGCGCGGTTACCGGAGTTCAGTGCCGAGTATGTCTCAGCCGGCCTGGATGCCACAGCGGTACGTGCCCGCCTGTTCGAAAAACTGGTCGGCAGCGGCAAAGGCTTCGAGATCGACAACAGCCTGCCGCTAGCCGATGACCCTCCGCCGAAAGTGCAGGCCAAGCAAATCGACCAGCCCTCGATCTGGTCTGCACGCCAAGCGGCGCAGACCGGCAAACGAACCTCACTTACTGGAGCTACTGCATGAACATTCAACGTGAACCGATGCACGCCGGCGAATTCCTGCTGTCCGAGGGCGCTGGCACCATTTCCCGCGAAGCAATCAACGTCGCCGCCGGCCCGGCGCTGGAGCCTGGTCAGATCCTGGGTCTGGTCACCGCCACCGGCGAATTCGCCCCGTACAACCCGACCGCTGAAGACGGCAGCGAGAACGCGCAGGCGATTCTCTTCGGCCCGCTGAGCATGTCCGACATTGTCCGTCGCGGACGCGCCGTGGTGCGTCTGGCCGAGGTCAGCGAAGCGCATTTGACCGGTCTGGATCTTGCGGCCGAAAAAGCGCTGGCCGCCCATAACGTGATCGTCCGCTAAGGCGATCAACTTCGAATTTTCAGCCCGCCCTGTGCGGGTTTTTTGTTTTCTGGAGACTGCTTCATGGCTGACATTCAAATCTTCAACGACGAGGCGTTTTCGGTGTCCTCGTTGACCGCCGCCATCAACGAACAGGAATACGTACCTGGGCGCATTGGCAGTTTGGGTCTGTTCCAGGAGGAGGGCATTACCACCCTGACCGTGCAGATCGAGAAGGACGGCGACACGCTTGCCCTGGTACCGGCCGGCGAACGCGGTACGTCTGGTCTGGTGGTGTCGGGCAGCAAGCGCAACCTGATCCCGTTCAACACCGTGCACCTGCCAGAACGCTTCACCATCAAGGCTGACGAGATCCAGGGTATTCGTGCCTTTGGATCGCGCTCCGAGTTGCAATCGGTGCAGGACGTGGTCAACAAGCGTTTGGCCAAGGCGCGCCGTCAATTGGACGTCACCCATGAGTTCCAGCGGCTCGGCGCGCTGAACGGCAAAATCTACGACGCTGATGGCAAAACCGTACTGCTCGATCTTTATGATCGCTTCGGGGTTCAACGTCGGTCGTTGTCAATGAAATTGACCGGTGACAAAAAGTCTTTTCGTGTGCAATGCGGTGAAGCGCTGGACATGCAGGAGGAAGCTCTGGGCAGTGTGACCCGCAGCGGTTCGCGCGCGTTCTGCGGCAAGAACTTTTGGAATGCAATGTTGGAGCTTGATGAGGTAAATAGAACGTATCTCAATACGCAGCAGGCGGCTTCGCTGCGTGGTGATGCCCGCGAGAGTTTCGACTACGGCGGCATTACCTGGGAGCGTTATCGCGGCAAGATCGCCGGCATGACCTTCGTGCATGATGACAAAGCGCTGTTGATCCCCGAGGGCGTTCCGGACCTGTATATCTCGGTGTTTGCTCCTGCCGATTACATGGAAACGGTCAACACCGAAGGCGTGCCGTACTACAGCAAGATCGAACCTCTGCCATTCAACAAGGGCATGGCAGGTGAAGCGCAGTCCAACCCGCTGCACATGTGCACCCGGCCGTTGGCACAGATTCTGTTGGAAATGTAGTCATGGGCATTCGCGAGCTGATGGCCGATGTCGACGACATTGTTTTCGAAACACTGGGCGACAGCGCGCGGATCGAGGGGCGCAGCGAACCGGTGCTGGGCATGTTCTCGGCGCCTTGGTTGCAACCGCGGATAGGTCGGATGAACACCGCCATTCGTGAGCCGCGCTTCGAGGTCCGCGTCGCTGACGCCGATGGGCTGAGCAAGGGGCTGCTGGTAAGCGTTGACGTACCGGAGCTCGACGGTGGTGGAGATTACGACCTGCTGCAGCTTGAGCCCACCGGTGACGGCCTGGTCGCCTTGATTCTGAGGAAACGGCCATGAGTGTCGGCAGCTACTTCAAGCCTTCGGCCGGCGGCGGGATGATCTCGCTGCAGACCTCGGCGGCAGACCTGAAAGCCTTTCAGGATTTCGCCGCCCTGGTGCCCAAGGCCGCCGCTGCTGCACAGCGGCGAGCCATCAACAAAACCCTGCGATGGCTCGCCACGCAAATTGCCCGCGCCGTTGGCCGACAGGAGCGCATCGCGGTGGCTGCTGTGCGGCAGCGGCTGCGAGCTTACCCAGTCAGCGGTGGGGCGAACAGCGGCAAACTCTGGTTCGGTCTCAACGCCATGGAAGCCAATCGCATCGGTCGTCCTCGGCAGAATCGGTCCGGTGTGTCGGTGGCCGGTCGACGCTTTCAGGGCGCGTTCTTCAAGAAAGTTTATGGCAACAGCGCGGACGTCTGGATCCGCACGGCCAGCAAGCATTTCGACGCCAGTGACTATCCCGACAGTGATGTCAGCGGGGCGGGCGGGGCCAGTTCGGGCTGGATCGCCGAACACGGCAGCCGCTTTCCACTGGCGAAAGCCAAGGTCTCGCTGGAGCAGGCGCGGCCACATTTCGAAAGCTGGATCCGCAAGGCCGACGAACAGTTGCTGCACGTCCTGCAGCAGGAACTCAACTTTGAGCTGCAGAAGCACCTGAGGGGGAAATGACGTGACGGATCAAGTCGACGAGCCGTTCAGTCTTGAGCAGTTGTATTACGCCATTGAGCGGCGCATTCAGGATCACTTCCCGGGTCTGCAGGCCGTGGCCATGTGGCCGAATGACCTGGATCGCCTACCGTTGCCGGCGGTGCTGATCGAGCTGGCTGAGATGGAGCCGGGACTTGACCCGGGAACGGGCGAAACTGGTTTGGCCTGTAAGTTCGAGGCGCGGGTCATCACTGATCCTATCCAGCCGGATCACCATCAGCAGGCGGTGTTTCTGGCCGGTCATCTTGGCGCGCTACTGCGCATGCAGAGCTGGGGTTTGGCGGTCGAACCGGCCGAGTTCGTGCAGGCCATGCCGGACTGGACCAAACCCGAGCTTGACGGCTACACCGTCTGGGTCGTGGAGTGGACGCAGCAGATCTACCTCGGTGACGCCGAATGGCCATGGCCGGATCAGCCACCGGGCACCCTGGTGCTGAACATCGAACCGGGCGATGGTCCGTTCCGGCCGGAGGACGTGCCATGAGTGCCAGTTACGTCGCGGCGCAGCATGACCGCATGCTCGCCGGCTTGGTCAAGGACTGCTACGTGGTCGCAGTCGACCTTACCTCATCACCACCGGCCTGCCGCGTTTCAGACGGAGAGTGGGTCAGCGGCTGGGTGCGCTGGCACAGCATCGCTGCCGGCAAGGCGCGTCACTGGCGAGCGCCGAGCCTGAACGAGCAGGGCACCCTGATCAGTGCGAGCGGCGACGTGGCGCAGGGTACATTCATTCCTGGCCTGTACGGCAACGGCGGCCCACCGCCGGACAACCGCGACCATGTCGAAGTCTGGCATTTCGAGGATGGCGGGCGCTTGGTCTACGACTGGCAGGACAGCATTTACAGCATCACCCTGCCCATCGGCACGGTCGCCATCAAGGTCGGGGCAACCCTGGCCGAGGTGACCGACAACGCCGTCACCGTGAAGTCGGGAACGATCGATCTCGAAGGGAAAGTGAACATCAAGGGACCGGTCAATATCGACGGGCCACTGCACGCCACGCAGAACATCACCAGCGACGGTGCGATCCTGGACACCACCGGCAACACTGCCAACCACAAACACTGATAACCCTTTCCAACCAGCCCGCATTACGCGGGCTTTTTCATGCCCGGAGCAATCATGGCCAAACCTCAAGAAGATTCAACGACGCAGGATTCTGCCGCAGTTATCCAGCCGATCTCGGCCTCGTCACTCACTTTTCGCGACACCCTCTACACCTCGCGCACGGTGATCCTCCCGGACGGTCGCACGCTTCCTGTGATCAAGAGCCTGGTCTCGGTCGAGGCGGGCGATGACATCGCGCTGAAGTGCCTCAAGGCCCACCCTGAATATGAGCAGCTCAAGGAGTAGACCCGATGATCGGAATGGATCGCCACACCGGGCAGCCCATCTCCGGTATCGAGCATTTACGTCAGTCGGTTGGAGACATCCTCGGTACGCCGCTGCTGAGCCGTCGTGAACGGCCGGAGTACGGCAGCAAGCTACGGCGCATGGTCGACCTGCCCATCAACGAAGGCTGGAAAAGCGCGGCGCAGGCTGAGGCCGTGCGGGCTCTCAACCAATGGGAGCCACGGCTCAAGCTTCAGCGCGTTGTGGTGGTTTCAGTCCTGGGCGGTCAAATCAATTTCAAGATCAGCGGCGAGTACCTCGGTGAACGCGGCACGTTGGAGGTGTGGGTATGAGTACCCTGGTAGATCTTTCGGAGCTGCCAGCGCCGGACGTGCTGGAGCCGCTGGACTTTGAGGACACCTACAGCGAAGCGCTGGGCGTGTTCCGTGGACACATGGGTCAGAACTGGACGGCCTCGCTGGAGAGCGATCCAGTGACCAAGCTGCTGGAGGTCGGCAGCTACATCAAACTCGGCAACCGGGCGCGAGTCAACGACGCGGCCAAGGCCCAGTTGTTGGCCTATGCCACCGGCACTGATCTGGATCACCTGGCCGCCAACGTCAACCTCAAGCGCCTAGTGATCCAGGCTGCAGATCCGTTGGCCGTGCCGCCGGTTGAGGCGGTGATGGAGTCCCACGATGCGTTGCGCGAGCGGGTGCAGCTGGCTTACGAAGGCCTGACCACTGCCGGGCCGCGCAACAGCTATATCCTCCATGCTCGGAACGCCTCGGCGCTGGTTGCCGATGCAACGGCCGAAAGCCCGAAACCGGCCTGCGTCGATGTCACGGTGCTGGGACTGGAGGGAGACGGCACGGCTGGGCCACAGATATTGGCTTTGGTTGCGGCGGCCGTAAACGACGATGACGTGCGTCCTGTCGGCGACCGCGTCACCGTTCGCGGCGCCGAGATCCTCCGGTATCGCGTCGACGCCGTGCTGCACATGAAAGGCACCGGCCCGGAAAATGATGCCGCGCTTACGGAGGCGATCCGTCGGTTGGAGGCCTGGATCAATCCCCGGCGCCGGCTGGGCGTCGAGGTGGCTCGGTCTGGTGTCGATGCGCAGCTGCATGTCGCCGGCGTCGGCCGGGTCGAGCTGAAGGATTGGCAGGATCTGAAACCCACCAAGGCACAGGCCGCTTACTGCACGGGTTACACCGTCGTGCTGGGAGGTTGAATGCGCAGTCTCTTACCGCTCAACAGCACGCCGCTGGAACGGGGTATCGAAGCGACCTTCGCCGAGACCACGTTGGTCCCATTGCGTACGTTGTACAACCCCGACACCTGCCCGGTGCATCTTCTGCCACATCTGGCTTGGGCCTGGTCGGTCGACCGCTGGGATCCGGCTTGGCCGGAGCCGGTCAAGCGCGCCGCGATCAAGGCATCGTTCTACATCCACAAGCACAAGGGCACCATCGGTGCTTTGCGTCGGGTAGTCGAGCCACTGGGTTACCTGATCGAAGTGCTGGAGTGGTGGCAGACGGTACCGGAAGGCGTGCCGGGCACCTTCGCTCTGAAAGTCGGCGTCCTCGATACCGGCATCACCGAGGAAATGTACCTCGAACTCGAACGTCTGATCGATGACGCCAAACCCGTCAGTCGGCAACTCACCGGCCTGGCCATCAGCCTTGAAACGCAAGGCGACCTGAACATTGCAGCGTCCCTCTACGAAGGTGACGAAATCGACGTCTACCCGCCTGTGATGCGTGACATCGAAGTCACGGGCAGCTTCGGCGTGATCGGACGCGAACACTCCATAGACACCCTGGACATCTATCAATGACTGATGCGAATTCTCAGTTTTTCGCCATCCTCACGACTGTGGGAAAGGCCAAGCAGGCAAACGCCGACGCGCTCGGTATTCCCTGGCTGATCACCCAAATGGGCGTCGGGGACGCCAATAACATCGATCCGGTCATCCCCGCTGAGGGGCAGACCAAGCTGATCAACGAGTGGCGGCGTAAGCCGCTTAACCGGCTGTTCGTCGACCCGGTCAACCCGGCGGTGCTGATTGCTGAGCAGGTCATTCCGGCGGACGAGGGCGGGCGCTGGATCCGCGAGGTCGGCCTGTACGACGCGGACGGCGATCTGGTGGCCGTGGCCAACTGTGCGCCGAGCTTCAAGCCGTTGCTGTCACAGGGCTCGGGCCGCACGCAGATCGTGCGCATGAACTTCGTCGTTACCAGTACTGGCAACATCCAGCTCAAGATTGACCCGGCGGTGGTACTGGCCACGCGCGCATTTGTTGAGGCGGCGATTCTGGAAGTGCTGCCGAAGAACAAGACGCCGGGTCAATACACGCGGGTCAAGGTCAATGATCGCGGGCTGGTGGTGGAAGGTGATAACCCGAACACACTGGCAGGCATGGGTATCACGGACACCTACACCAAGACGCAGATCGAGGCGATGATTGCCGCTGCCTCGGCATTGCCGGTCGGTGTCATGGCGCCGATTCCAGTCGACAAGATCCCGC